TTTTTTGCCAGTTTTACAACAGTCTCTCATAATTTATATTTTAAAAATAAAAAATATAAATTAAATATTTTTTATTGTTTTATTGTTTGAATTTTTTCAGGATTTTTTGTTATACTTGCAAAAAAATAGTATATAGTATAACGCCATATAAAATAAAAAAAATCTACCAAAAATGAAGCTAATATTTTTGGAAATTCTATTAACATATAAATTACCCACATTTATATAATAATTATATTTTAATTTTCATATTTTTTCTTTCTTTAAAAGTTTTTGCTTTACTACGTTGTCCTAAAAATTTAAAATATTTTTTTGTTAAATTATACCGTTCTCTCACATACTTAGCTTTTTTATAACGAGTTTTTTTATGTTTTAACATTGCTTCCATTCTTACTTTCATAATCATACCAACTTGCCATATACGTTTATGTGGATATTTTTTTGTTTTATATAATCTCTCTAATTTTTTAATAGTTTTTTTTATATCACCAGTATTGCTATATTTAATACTAATAGTATTAGATGGATCTTTATCAATATATACATCAAATGATTTTTTAGGATCATTAGGATTATAAAAGAATTGCTTCTGTTGGGTTTTCTTGGACGTATTTTTAATATATTTAATATATTTCTTTGTTTTATTCATTATATAATAAAAATAAAACATTTTTATAGCATTCTCTCAAATTTTTCTAGTATTAACTTTAATTTTTTTATATTTTTTTGTTTTATTATTATTCTTATGTTTTAAAACACAATCTAATTTTGCAATAACTTGTAAAGAACTGTTTAAAGCACCTTCACACCAAGCTTGATAATTAGAATAGTTCTCTCCACAAATATAAAAATTAGGCATTAAATTTAATATTTTATGAGAGACATAATAACTATGTACATTTTTTTTCCAACATGCAACACCAGATTGCCAATAATGTAATTTAATGTATTTACTTTTAGGAACATCTATATTAAAAATAGCACTTAATTTTTTATTTAATATATTTGCTAAAATAGATGTACCCTTCTTTTTTAATTCATTCCAATAATTACTATGAGTTGAGAGATTCTCATTATATGAAGACATTATTAAACCTGTTTCAACATTAACAGGTATAATAAATTGTAATTTTTCATTTGTTACTGTTTTAGGTATATTTTTGAACCACATTTCTCCATTTTCATTTTTATCATATATTTCAAAAATACGCACTTTACTAATTTCGTTAATAGTATTTAAATCACTCGTATAATCTTTTAAAATATTAAATTTTATTAAATCGGAACGAGGTAATGCACATATTATATAATTAGCACTAGCAGTAACCAGTTTATCATTATCATTATCATTATTTTTATTTTTATATTTTATAACATAGTTTTTAATATCACTATTATAGTTTATATTGTTAACATATGCATTTTTTTTAAGTTTGTAATTTTTATTTTGAGAGACAATAGCAATCATAGAATCAATTACACTACTTAATCCATTAGTCATAATAAAAAAATTACTTTTCAAATTATAATCTTCTTTAAAATATTTAACTGCATTATATGAGTTAAAATGTTCTAATTTTTGTTTATATTCAAAAGTGTTTTCTATATTATTATAATCTTTTTTATTGAAAAATTTCATTAATAATTCTTTTAAACTTAAACTTTCTAAAAATGATTGTTTTAATTCACTTAATTTTTTACTATTAAAAAAAGTATATAATAGCTTACTATATTTTTCTTTAATGGAATTTTTATTACTGCTCTCTCCACTATTAGAATTATATTCTATATAATTTTCTGTATTAGTAATGGAATGCATATATTTATCCAATTTCAATTCTTTGATTAGATTAACCATTAATTTGTGATGATGACCGATGCGTCCAGCGCCTAAATCCATGATGTAATCCACGTTATCTACTTTTTCATGATGAGTATAAACTCTTCCTCCAAATCTCTCGTTTTTTTCAAGAAGTAAAACTTTTAAATTAGGGTAATTTTTTTTCAAATTATACATAGTATATATTCCACTTATTCCACCACCAACAATTATTATATCATATTTTTTCATAGTTTTAATTATCTAATATAATGAGAGAAAATAATATTATAACAAAATAATATTTTCTCTCATTATAATATATTATAAATAATGATACCTAGTCTTATTGTTGAATTTCTTGGAACATTTATTTTCTTATCAGTAATAATAAGAAGTTCTAATGCTCTTTACATTGGTTTAACTTTAACTTTAGTAATATTATTGGGAGGGTGGATATCTGGTGGTAATTATAATCCAGCTGTAAGTTATATGATGTTATTAAATGATAAATTGGATTTAAAAACAATGGCTATGTATATAGTAGCGCAAGTATTAGGAGCAACTGCTGCATTTATATATTACAAAAGAAGCAATTAAAAAGAAGTAAAAAACATAAAATAAAAAATTATTTTTTACTTTTTTCGTGTTCTTTTTTCCCTTTTTCTTTTTTGATAAGTTAGCTATATAATTTATATAGCTAACTTATTCATTGTCTCAACCAGATCCTCAACATCCCAAACAAGAGCATCTTGATATTCTTTTGTTGTCAAAAGAATGTTGCGATACTCTCCATTGTCTTCTTCGAACGAATCATAGTATTCGTTGCGCAAGAGAAGGTCGTGGCGGTCCTCTCCCTCCATTTTTTTTGGGAGGTTTTTGAGTGTTTTTTTTGTCTCTTTTTTGAGAGTTTTACTATTTAAATAACAAAAAATATTCGAATCAATTTTTTTGAGAACCCCCAAAGCTTTAAATTGCCTCACAATTTCCGGTTTTAGGATTACGACGAGTTCCATTTTTACACCTCGGTTTTTTGACACCTGTTTTAACTGGAGAATTTTTTTTAGTTCTTGGTTTACTTTGAGTTTGAGTTTTACCTTGAGCTTGGCCAAAAAATTCACACATATTTGTGGGTTTGTGTATTCTGTAGCCTTTAGGGCATCTTTTTCCTATAAGAGCAATTTTATGATTTTCCATTAATTCTTCATATTTAGCATCTATTTTTAATGGTTTTTTATTTTCATCTTTTGCTGCAGTTTTTTTGTCTGCCTTTTTGTCTGCTTTTTTGGTTTCATTAACAATATAATCAGGACTATAAGGAACAATAATTCCAAGTAAAAATTTTTTGCATCCAGTTGTTAATTTAAATTGGTCTTTATCTTGTAAATGAACTTTTATATTTGCAATAGGAATTTTTCTTTTAAGATAGTCAATAATATCAACACTGACTAATTCAAAAACAAGATTTCTAGGTAATAATATTTCTTTTTCTTGTTTAAATTTGGTTGTTCTAACCATATCAATTATTGGAATCCCTTTATCAATTTGTAAACGATATAAACAACATAGTGAACCACGTAATATACCAGAAAATCTTAATGCAACATTATACGCACTACTAACAGAAATAAAATTACTAATAGTTTCTTTATTACCAACTTTATCTAATTTTTCAAAAGGTTTTTGCATACCCCGATAATAAAAAGTTTGATTATTTTCATTTCTTGGTGCTGCTTCTAAAAATGCTCTATCAATATCTAATACTTTTTGTTTAACATTTTCAATAGCTTCTTCTGTTGTTTTACCAAAACGTTTATAATGTTGTTTAAATACTGGTGTATTAAAATAATCTTCACCAACTCTCAAATAAAAATTAATTGCGCTATCCCATTGATATGAATAATTAAGTAATGCTTTTGCCATAACTTCTTCAAAATAAACTTCTTTTTTTATTGGTAAATTTTTTTTAGCATTATAAGTTTCCATTTTATTAGCGTCTGTAATACGTTTTTTTTCTTCTATTGTTGCCCCTTTTGGTGCTTTTAACAAATTTTTTGTGCTTAATGCTATTTGACTCATTATTAAGGATTCTTTATTTATAAAATCATCAAATTCATTAGAAGAAAAATTAAGTTTAAACATTCTATGTTTATTCACATCTTTTGAAATCGCTTCTTTTAAATCAATTAAAATAGGTTTACCCAAATAATAACCTAAATTATAATAACTCATTTTTGATTTAAATGTTTCATTAACCATAAGTTGTCCTTGTTCAAGAATACATTGATGATATATGTGTTTTAATTCTGGGACTTGCAAATAACTTCTTTTAAAGAGATAAATTTTATCATTGATTTTATTTTTTGCAGCAGAATCTGAACGACTAAAACTAACATTTTTAGCAGATTTATCTAATATTAATAATATATTATCATCAGTTTCATCTAACCATTCATTAATTTCTATTGTTTCTTTTGTAATTGGATCTTTTCCATAAATCATTTAATATTATATATATAAAAATATAATATTAACCAAATTAAATTAAATTAAATCAAATCAAATATTATGATTTAAAATCAGTATAATAAGCAGTTGGACCACAATCTTTAAATTTATCATTACCTGTTATACTTGGTTGGCATTCATATTTATTATTTGGATCAGTTTCATATTTGAAGAAAGTTGGAGTTTTAATTTCAAGATTATCATTCTCAAAAACCAATTGGTTATTTGCACTATGTGTTTTTGGTCCCAACATATTTGATATATGACGTTCGTAAAATCCATTAATTGCATTTAAATATTGATTAATAACTCCGACAGGAGCATTACCTCCAGGTGGAACATTTTGAAGTCTTCTTAATTCCATTTCTAGTTCGGCACTGGGTCCGTAATTATTTGACGAAGATTGTTCAAATGTTGTTAAAGTTGGATCACTTGAACCAAAGAAATCCCCTGATGCAGTAAAATTAAAACTTAAATCAGGTACAGATTCAATGTGACCAAAACAATTTAAAAATTCATTTTCATTTAATATGTATGTTTTACTATAACCAGGCGGTGCATCTATAGTTTCTGATATAAATCCTTGTCCAGTATTAGTAATTTTTGATGGAGTATAATTAAATATTTGATAACTATTGTCATAATAACCATCTTTATTATTATAATTAGATGGTGCTTGATTATAATGAGCAACTAAATCAGTTAATATAATATTAAGTGTTTGTTCAAAATCAGCATTACTCATATTTAGAGTTTTTAATGCATTTAATCGTTTATTATGTTTATCAATTACTTGATAAAAGCTATTACTAACATCTATTATTACATCATTTACTATATAATTAAAATCTGTTTTCATAATTTTATTACCATTATAAAATATAAAATCACCATTACTATATTTTTTTTTTATAGCATCATTACTAATATCTATTAATTGTTGTTTACTAATAATGTTATCAATAATAGTTTTTCTGGTTAAACCAGGTTTGCGTAATCTTGGATCTTGTAAAACATGACCAGTGTCACTAATATCTACTTTAAATAATATTCCACTAAAATCATCAATATTTGAACGTGCTGCAAAATAATTTTCATGTGTTTTATCATGATTTAAACAGAAATTTTTAACTTTTGCATAATTAGTTTGATCTAAAACATATCCTAAATTAGTTTTCTCTAGTGAAGTTAAAGAATCATAATTTCTTTTAGGATAGACACCATAATTTGATAAATCTATATCAAATTGATTACACATATTACTAATATTATTTATAGTATTTAAATTATCAAATACACTATAATAATTTTTAGTTTCAGCAGCATAAAATGGATCATTATTAGAACAACATCTAATATTATTTAAAGAACCAAACATATTAGCTTCTAATTCTGAATTACTTTTTAATTGTCTAGAATCACGATTTAACATATTTGCTTTATAAGAACTACTAATATCACAATTTGGTTCCCATGGACAAAAAATATAACTTGTATCTATTTTTTCAAATGAAATCGTTAGTTCAGTTTGGGCATCATATTCATCTATAATTGAATAACTGAAATCATAAATTTTAATACAATTTCCACTAGTAGGTTTAACTTCACATTTTGAGCAATCGGAAGTATTCGCAAAAGATTCTACAGTTTTTAAAGATGAAAAATACAGAATATATATGCAATAAATAATTAAAAATGCTAATATTAAAAATTTAGCACTATTTTTTATAAAGTTTAAATTAATTTTAGTATTGAATAATTTCATAACTTAGTTACTATAATATTATATTATAATTATAAATTTTATTTATAAATATAATCTTTAAATTTATTTAAAAGTAGAATTTATTTTCCATTAACTAAATTAGCATTATATTGATTATTTACTAAAATAAATTGACAATTATTTGCTAAATCTTCAATTTTTCCAGAATTAGTATAAGTACATGTGCTTCGCAATCCACCCAAATAATTTTCAATAGTATTGTTTAGAGCTCCCTTATATTTAATTTTAATTTCTCTACCTTCTGATGAGCGATAATTTGTATTATTATTTGTAGCATAATTATTTTTCATAGCATAACTAGAACTCATTCCATAAAAAAATTTATAACTTTGTCCACTTTCCTCATCTACTATTAATTCTCCGGGATTTTCATCATGTCCAGCAAATTCACCACCAATCATAACAAAATCCGCACCAGCACCAAATGCTTTACCTAAATCACCTGGACAACTAATTCCACCATCGCTTAATATATAACATCCACTGTTTTTTGCGGCTTCAACGCATTCTAAAATACAACTAAATTGTGGCATACCAATACCGGTTTGAATACGTGTAGTGCAGACACTACCAGGGCCAATACCACATTTAATAATATCAACACCACATTCAATCAAATCTAATACACCTTCTTTTGTGGTTACATTTCCAGCAACAATAATTTTATATGGATATTTGTTTTTAACTTGTTTGCAAAAACTTTTAAAATTACTAATATAACCATTTGCAACATCAATGCAAATAAATTTAACATGAAAATTATCTAAAATATACACAAGATTTTCAAAGTCAGTACCGCTAATTCCAGTGGAAATCATAAAATAATCAGGATCTAATTTAACATTTTCTTGATTTTCATTATATTTAACAAGATCTTCTAATTTATGAAATTTATGTAATGCAGTAATAATTTTTTGTTTACTCAAAACTTTATAAACATCAAGTGTGCCAACAGTTGTCATATTTGCAGCAATAATAGGTAATCCATTAAAATTTAGCTTATTTTTAAAAGTAATATTTCTATTTAAATGTACTTGAGAACGAGAATTTATATTACTAGATTTTGGAAGAATTAAAACATCTTTAAAATCATAATATTTAACATCATTTATTATTTTATTATTTTTACTTTTTGTTTTATTCATTTAACACAATAAAATTTAATATAATTATTTATAGTTTAATTATTTTAAATTGTTTTATTTTATTATAATAAGATATATTAATATTAATATTATTATGAGTTATAGAAAAATTTACGGAGAAGAAATACAACAAAAAGTAGGAAGTATTAAACATTGTCCATCTAAGGCAAATTTAGTTGATGGATTTTATAAAATGGTACCAGATCCAATTACAAAAACAAAAATTTTAACAATAGATGCAAGTGGAGCAATGAATAAAGATTTGACTAACATTCCAAGAAATAAAGAGAATTCTGATGGTGGTTGTTATGCACTCATACCAAAAGGAGAATTAGCGTGTGATCCAACAGATCATTATATGGGCATTGATTATAATATAGATGGTGAAAGACATAATATTTGTCATAAAGAACCAGTTCAAACATATTTTAGTGCTATGTTTGATGACCCTAATACTTTAACAAGATTTTTCAAATTATTGATTGGAGCAATCATAATATTGTTAGTAACAACAATATTTGGATGTTGTTATGAGTTTTGGTTAAGATATGGTAATTCAATAAACTGTTTATATTATTTTAGTAAAGAATGTAAAAATATAAGCGAAAAACTAGACGGAAAGGTAAGTTTATTAGATTATTTATATCCAAAAAGTATATGTGTATTTCCTTATCAAAAAGCAATAAAAAAAACTCAATCAGGTGGTTTTAAAAAGAATTATATTATGAAAGGTGGTGAAGTTAAAGAAGGATTTAATAGCAATAGTTTAGAATTCAAAAATGTAAACGGAAATAACACAAAATGTATAACATTAGAGGAAAATATAGATGAAAGTAATAATAGACGTTTTCCTTATAATTTAGCTGATTATGTCCATGATAGTGATAGTTATAATATTATAAAAATTCCAATTAAACTTTTTAGTTTTACATTTTTATATTGTGTCTTATTTACCCGTGCATTTTTGAATTGGACACTTTCAACTTTATCTACTAAATATCAAAATAATGTTAAATCATCAGCTACTCTAAGTAATATAGTTTTTTTATTATTATGTGGTTTATTAATACCATCTAGTCCATTTGCGATACTTGGTTTTATATTATTTATTATTACTGCAATAATGTCTATATCTACAATTTTTTCTATTATTTTATGTATTAATAGAGATTTACTTGGTTCCGTTTTTCCTTTTTTAAAAATAGATAAATGTATAACGAATGATGATCAAGTTTTAAAAGATTATTATGATGTATTTAATTCTATTAAAAATAATTATTTTTATTCAATTTCAAAAAAAGATGGTATATATTCTGGTGCTATTGTTCCATGTATAATTTTATTTATTTTTGCAATGATAAGTCTTAGTATATCAATAAATCCAGATAATGAATCAACTAATGCTTTAAATGGTTTTATTATTTTTTGTTATTGGACATTTATTGGTGTTGCTGTGAGTTCTTTATTATTAAAACTTTTTTCAAAATATAAAGATAATATAATAATAGCATCATTAATAACATTTTCTAAAGCAGTGAATGATGGATTTTTTAATATATTTTTACTTATTAACCTTTTATTTATTTCAGTATTAGGATTTTTTGGATTAATATTAGGAAATATGTTTGCAAATGTATATATGACATTATCCACATTATTTAATTTCTTTTATATACCAATAACCAATCCATTAGAATTTTTTGATATAATGAAAGATCATGCAGATTTATTAACAATATTATTTTGTATTGGAGTAATTGGTTCAGTTGGTTTTGCATTTGATAGAAATACAACAGGAGTTATGAGTGGTATATTAGTTATATTAATTTTATATAAAATTAGCAAAGGATTAAAAGCAAAATAAATACTATGATTAAAATAAATATTATGATTAATATAAATAAATAATAATATAAAAATATTTAATTAATATTATTATTATGGGAAAAAAATCAAAAGATAAAGATAGCAAAAAGGTACTACCATTTGTTAGTGTATGTACTCCAACATTCAACAGACGTCCTTTTTGGGAATATACTATAAAATGTTTTAATCACCAAGATTATCCAAAAGATAGAATGGAGTGGATTATTATTGATGATGGTTCAGACTTAATTGAAGACCTTGTAAAAGATATTCCGCAAGTAAAATACTATAAATATGATACAAAAATGCCACTTGGGAAAAAGAGAAATATTATGCACGATAAGTCTAAAGGAGATATTATTGTTTATATGGATGATGATGATTATTATCCAAAAGAAAGAGTTTCTCATGCAGTAAATATGTTACAAACACATCCAAATGCTTTATGTGCTGGTGCAAGTGAAATATATATATGGTTTAAACATATTCAAAAGATGTTTCAATTTGGACCATATGGACCGAATCATGCTACAGCAGGAACATTTGCATTTAAGCGCGAATTATTAAAGGATCATAGATATGATGAAAATGCTGCATTAGCGGAAGAAAAAGCATTTTTAAAGAATTATAGTGTTCCATTTGTTCAATTAGAGCCGAAAAAGACAATTTTAGTATTTTCTCATATTCATAATACATTTGATAAAAAAAAATTATTAGAAAATGGGGAAAATCAATTTCAAAAAACAAGTCCACGAACGGTAGATGAATTTGTAAAAGAACCAGACTTAAAGGAATTTTATATGAATGTTATTGATGGGTTATTACAAAATTATAAACCAGGCGACCCTGAAAATAAACCGGATGTATTAAAACAAATAAAGGAAATAGAAGAAGAACGTAGAAAGATGATTCAACAACAACAACAGGGAAATGGAAAAATAATATTAAATCAAAATGGACAACAAGTAGAATTAAACAATCAACAAATTGTTCAAATTATGCAGCAACAACAAGAGCAATTACAGAAATTTTCGCAACTTTTACAAGAAAAAGATAAAATGATTGAACAATTACAAAATAATAATAATGATGGATTTATTAATATTAATAATAGTAATAATGATAATAATAATAATGATACTAAAATAGAAGAATTAAATAAAAAAATAATTGAAAGTGATGTTAAAATTAATAGATTAGAAGAGGAATTAAAAAATAATAGAAATATGAATGAACGTGTTAATAAAATGTTAGATTTATTAGAAAAACAAAATTCAAAAAAATGAATTAGTAAAATCTATAGAAGATAATAATATTAATTTAGAAATTAACTAAGAAATTAA